AGTTTATCCATTAATCTTTCAAACATATCTGTATCAGTTCTATTAGATATATAAAGTTTTACATAACACTTATCATACTGTTTAATATCAAACTCATCATAATTAGTATCTTTATCATTATAGATAATCTTCTTAAACATCTTATTAGGATTTTCTATTCTTGATATTTCTCTTGTCTCTGTATCAAAGATATGAAACCCTTTAGGACAATTGTAGTCTGACCATGTCATTTCATACTGTGTACCTAGATAGTAAATTTGGCCATCATCTGACTTTTTGTGAAAGTGTCCTGATAATACTTTCTCAAATCTTTTAAACATAGATTTCTCTTGACCATGGTCATTGAAATGGCCATTATGCATCTCAAAACCTTTGACTTCTAAGTGACCCATTGCAATAGGTGAGGTACTATTCTCTATAGTTCTAGCACTCTCTACCTCATTGTCATCACAAATCCAAGGTATGAATAATATATTTAAGCCATCAAACTCAACCTCTGTTGTTTTCGTATATACTTTAGCACCTTTATTAATTTCTAAGTTTTGTAAGGCATTTACTTCGTTTGTATTCTTATAGTATGTGTCGTGGTTACCAATGATAATATGTGTATCAATACTTTCTTCTTCTAATCTATTCCAAAACTTCTTCTTAAAGTTGTGTGCTGTATTATGATTGATAAATTTTCTTCTATCTACCACATCACCAAGATGAATAAAGGTTTTAATATTATTCTCTTTTAAATATGGAAAAAACAGTTCGTCATAAAACTGATTTTGATATTCAATAAATGCTGGCGAATCATTACGGCACCCAAAATGGGTATCGTTTAGTAGAGCTATCTTCATTTTTTCTTAGGTTTCTTTTTTACTGTTTTCGTTTTTGTTGGTTCTTCTACGACCATATTCTTTTGTAAGAATTCTGTGAATTGATTTTTAAATTCTCTTTCTTCACCAGGTTGTAATGCCATATCATCATAATTGGCCTCTTGTATCATTCTTTGTTTGATAGTTACCTGTTTCTTTTCTTTTTGAATTCTACGAATAAATGCGTAATAGATTATCTGTGTGAAATATGCGAATGGATTATTTGATTTTTCTCCATCAAAGTTATCTAAGTATTGTAAACAATTTTCTATACCATCACTAATCATATCATCTCTATATGTGTAGTTGATAAAATTAGGTCTGTATGATAAATGATTCGCTATCTTTAAAAAACATTCACCTACATAATCGGGAACTCTAGGTTTGTTTTTGCCTTGAGCTTTTGCTTTGTCAACAGATTTTTTATACTCGACCATAGCGGCCAAGAATTCTTTATTGTTAACATAATGTTCTGATTTCTTTTTTGTTTTTACCATAATATCCTCACTATACTTTATTTTGTATTAAATGTCAATGCTGATTTGATTTCATTCCACGGTTGACAATATATTTTATATGCGTATAATAACGGTGTCCGTTTTCAGAAACACCTCTAGCTAACCTAGTGCATTGTCGGTTCATCTTCATCATCATCAAACTCTCTAAAGATTTCATTCATCTTTTTATTTTCTTCAGCCGTAAACTCTTTTCTATGATAGTTCTCATCTCTTTTAGGTTTATCTAAGTTATCATAGTTTTTAATAATCTCACCATAACTACCACTCATTTCTAAGGAGGCGTTGGTGATTGTCATAATTTTATCTTTAGGAATAGTAACAACTTTGTCCATTGTATAGTTTGTCCAACGAATCAAAGCAATATAATCTCTAAACCCCAAAGGTGTCATTTGAGGAACATATTTTATTTGTAGTGGTTTGTCAAGTCTGATTAATGGACCATTATCTGGCAACTGTTTGTCACCAGTAGGTAGAACGGTAACAATGTCGTCACCGTTAATTAATTTTATTATTTTAACTGTTGTTTTCATTGTTCAATTCTATGTTGTGTATTTCATATTCAAAGTCTTCTTCACTATAGATATTTATCCTTTCTCTAAAGTGATTAAGTGTGTAGTTCTCTTTCTCATTGTATGTTAAATCATCAGCAATATCATATAAGGTTGCCGAGCCATTGTTATCTTTTAATCTTAAACCTCTACCAATAGATTGTAAATTTCTTATCCTGGATTTACTAGGACTAGCAAAAATAATGTTATGCAAATTCCTAATGTTAATGCCGGTAGAGAAAGTCCCATAACTTGCAACGATAATAGCGTTGTCAGACTTCTCTGTAACTTCTCTAATCTTTTCTCTATCACTTGTTTCAACTCCTCCATATACATAAAATACCTTTTTGTCTGTTGCTTTTTTAGTTATATCTGCGTACAATTGAGCACCATGTTTTTCTACATATTGAAATAAACATAATGTATTACCTTGTAGTTTAGACGCCAAGTTTACAATAAATTTATTTCTTCTATCAGATTGTACAATATAGTCCATTTCTTCTTGATAATTAAAACCACTTGCATGTTTACACTCTACAGCACCGTGTTTTAATATTAAACAATAAATTTTTAAATCAGCTAACTGTTTCTTTTCTTGCAACTCTACTGTAGATACAACTTTATTTACAGTGCCAAACAGTCCTTCTAATACTAACTTATGTGTTTGTGTACCATCTAAAGTACCTGTTAAACCAACTCTATATGGGCACTTTTCTAATTTTGTCAATATCTTAGTTAGTGATACGGCTTTGAATAAGTGTGCCTCATCACCTACTATCATACCGACATCTTTAAAATATTTCTTAGGTTGATTATAAATTGATTGCCATGTAGATATAATCACAGGTTTATTTGTTTCTTTAGAATGACCTTGATATATTCTATGTACATTACTTTCAGGCGACCAACCATAGTCTTTAAAATCTTTAAACAACTGCTCAACCAATGATGTAGTTGGTACGATAATTAATATCTTTTTCTTTTCTTGTTTTAACCTGAGTATGTTAAACCTAATAAGAAGATAGACAATAAGAGATTTTCCACTAGCTGTGGGTGAAAGTAATAAAGTTCTATTTTTCTTAACTGCATGTATAAACGCCTCCTTTTGATAGTCTCTAACAGCAAAAGGTATCTTTAATGCTTCAATAAACTTATCTACCTTTGCTTCATCAACTTTTGTATCTTTAATTTTAGTACCATCAACAACTTGAACATTGTTATCTTCGCACCATTTTAATATGTATGGGTATAGACCAACATAAATCTGACCTGTTTGATATGAATATAATCTAATCTTTCCATCCCACACTCTACTACGATACTGTGGCATAAACTTAAAACCAGGTACTTCAAATGTAAAGAATTGACCTAGTTCTCTTCTTATATCATCATCAGCCTCAATCTTTAAATAGACATCATCTTTTTTATCTATGATTAAGTATCGTGTTAATGTCATGCAAATGGTTTCCCTACTACCCAACCTACTAATGATTTTCTCACACCTTTTGTCACTGGTCCTACTTGATGCCATATGTGACTAGGGAAAACAATCATTGTTCCTGTTTTAGGTTTAAATGAATCTACTGTAATTTTATTTGAATCTGGATGTGGTGTACTAAATCTTAAATCACCACCCTCGTAATCGTCATTGAGACACAAGGTAAAACTTAACTTTCTCACAAGACCATTATTATATGGTTTCTTATGACTATCTATATGCCAATCATAGTGGTCGCCGATATTGTAAATAGAGTATTGTAAAGGTTCAAACTCTGTTAAAAGAAAGTTCCAATTACTCTCTTCATTTGCTAGACTTACATAATTACTTAATGATGTTTGTAATTTTTTATTATCTAACCAAGAGACTTGTGAGCTTCTATTATTTTTATCACCGTCTTGTATCTCTGCTTTTTTAATATCTAATGATTCACCCTCTGCAATAATACTATTACAAAAGTTTTCATCAAAGACCTTTTTGGTGTGATGTATCTTTTCCAAATACATTAAATAGCACCACTAGTAAACTTACGCCAGTCAATGGCATTTTTAATTGTAAAAGTTCTATTAGTGATTTGTCTGATTGTTCTATCTAAAAAATCAACACAAGCATTTAAGTAATCTACTTTTTGTTTTGCTTTGATGTATAATTCATCTGATTGAATATACTGGTCGACATCTTGTCTTAACAGTTTGATGTTAAATGGTTTTTGTGCATAAACAGAGGCATCTGCTTTGCCTGTATAATATTCCCAAAGTTCTCTTTTGGTATTATACAATTCTCCTTCAGCACGACTAAGCATTAACTTAAACTTAGTTAAGTGTTTCATATATTTGTTGTGTAACTGAGGTGTTTTAAGAGATTCTAAATCAAGTTCACTATCGTTAATCTTTAAATCACTATCAGCTTGTTCTTGTAGTTTTTCTAAATCCATAATAAATGTATCCTATCATAATATTGTATAAATGTAAAGCTTTATGTAACTGTATTTGTTGTACTTGTCGCACCTTTCAATGCAAATTCATATATCTTATACTTGAATGTTACTGTTGCTGTTAAGTAATTAACATCATCAGCCTGTTGGTCAAAGTTAAGTCCTGATAAAGCAGACGGAAACACATCACTAAATCTGACCTCAATATTTGCGTTATTCTTACTTGTCAAAACATTTAGTGTTGCATCTGAAAATATAGGTCCTAAAGGTGTTGCACCATACTTGACTTTACCAGCATCTGTAGTTTGACTATTTCTACCATCTGTAGGAAATCTGTCTTTACCAGCATCTACCAAACTTGCAAACTGTGTTCTTGCTTTAGGAAATCCAATACCATACATCCAACCGTGTATCTCTCTATAGTTCTCTAAGTTTTCATCTACTAAAAATGTAATTTCTAAGTCACTAAAATTGATACTATCACCAGGAAGTGGTATGTCCGCCAACGGAGTTGGTTGGACAGTAGCGTTGAGACTAATCCCTGGTATATTACAAGCAGTTGT